TAGCGCTCTGCTTTTTGCTGTTACTGTAGCTTTTTCAATCGTGAACGACATTTCTGGAATCGTAGCGTCGATCTCAGCAGTTGCTGTTGCAACTCCTGCACCAGTTGTGTAACCTGATTGTACGGCACTGTTAGCTGAACCAGATGCAAATGGGTCTGAACCCGCATGCGTACCTGTTCCACTGAAGTCTGTATCGGCTTCATTGAATAAGGCTTCTGTTCTATCAACAGTAGTTGTACTATCAACATATCTAGCTTTCATTGCAAAGATAAGACCAGTTGGTCCTGTCATTGGCTGAACACCACATATATCATAGGCTACCAAGTTTGGCATCGCTCTACGAACTAAAGAAATAAGAATTGGATCCCAATTATCTGCAGTTGCAGTTGCTCCAGTACCTACTACAGTACCAGTTCCAGCTCCAAGTGCTTCATTCATCGCACCTCTTTCTTCGTTAATCGCTCTTTCTTGGTTTTCAAGTATAACGGAAGTCACTGCTCTCTTATAATTATCTTCAATTTTCGGAAGATCCTTATGTTCGAGGACTGGCGCCCATTTTTCTTGTAAGTTTTCTGACATAAACATTTGTTTATCTCTCCTATTTAATTTCTAAGCGTCAAGCTTAGAAAATTTACTTAATGCAGAAGTGTATTTTGACATAGACTCATTCATTGGTTGTGCGACATCGCCTTTACCTGAAAAGTCTGCATCTTCACTTACTACAGTACTATCGTCAGAGACAGCTTCTAAAGTTTTAATTCCGAAGTAAGACTCTTTCAATGTTGATACTTTCTCTACGAAATTCTCTACATTTTCAAAATCTATATCTTCTAATAAAGCTTTTAGCTTCTCCACCTGAGTATCAGCAAGGTCATTAGATGACTCGCTAATAATTTTTTCACGCTGAAGTTCTTCGATATCTTGTTGAGCTACAATGTTGCTAGCAACTTCTTCGTTCAACTTATCTTCCATTTCGTCAAGTCTGTTTGCTAGTTCTTCAACTACATCAAACTTGTCTTCTGGTACTTCAACATAATGTTCTTCAAACAGTTTTTTCAAACCGTTAATGAAATCTTCTGTGAGTTCAGACTTAAGTCCTCTCTCAATAGCTAATTCATTTTCTGTAACCCAAGATTCAGAAACATAGTTCAAGTAGTTGTCTACTTTCTCGGTCAAATCATCTTTGATTTCTTCGATTTTCTGTGTTGTTTCTTCTTCTAACTTTGCTTCAGCTTCAGTCATTTGTTCTTTGACTTTAGATGCAACAGCAGCTTCGAAAATTGTTTTAGCTTTTGCTTTGAATTCTTCTGAAAGGTCTTCATCAGCAACTAGTGCATTGATGTCATCTGTCATGTCGATTTCAATTTCTTCTTTTTTGACTTCTTCTTCTTCTTCGCCTTTTTTCTTAGCGATCGCTTTTTTCAAAGCATCAGGAAGTTCACCTTCTTCAACTGAATCTTCTTCAGTTTTAGTGGTCTTTTTCAATTTCTCTTTTGAATCACCGTCATCAGCATCGTTATCTAATTCTGCCATGAAGTTTGTGACTTCAGAAATTTCTTGATCTTTTAGGGATTCTACTACTTTTCTAATTATAGCATTTCGAGTTAGTGACTCGGACTGTTCGTCTTCTTCGCCATCTTTCTCGGATGTTTCCATTTTGGAATACATAGCTTGTAGTTCTTTTCCAGACATTTCTTTCATTTTCTCTACAGCTGCTTTAAGCATTTCAGATTTAGTCATATCAGCCATTTCAGAAACAACATCTTCATCAGATTCTACTTCTTCTTGGTTAACTGCTTTACCCTTTTCTACTTTTGTTTTGCCATCAGATGCCACTTCCATTGAATCTCCGTTGTCAGCTTTGTTAGTCTTCGGTGCAGGTTTAGTTGCATCTCCGGCTTTCTTCGCTGCTTCTGAATCTTTCTTTGGTTCGTCTGCATCAGGACTAGACATAGCGGCAGGAGCTGAGTCACCTTTTCCAGGGACTTTATGCTGAATATCAGCTGCTTCTGCGATTACTTCGCCTATTGTGTTTTCTAAACTTGACATTAGAATACTCCTTTTTTATAAAACTTTAATATTGTATTAATAGTATTTATGTATTATAAATTTTTCAGGAAGTCATTAAATACATTTAATTTAACTTCTTGAAGTTTATGAGTTCTCGCACGAGCGATAGAATGTTTATATTCTTCTATCTTTTTCGCTTTGATCAACCCGTTCTCATAAATCCACTCAACACCTTCCATGACGCCATTTACGAAAGCATCAGGTGCTGAAGGGTCTGCAACGATATCAGCAGCGGTAGCTAACTGAAAATCGGATTGTACCATATTCACACCTTGTTTGTCGGCCTTTAGTGAACCCATACCTCTACTAGATACTCCTAGTCTTGCACCATCGTTAAGAAGGTTCTTGACTATTTCTCCCATAGGGGTAGATAAGATTTTTGCTTTTCCGATGAAATTATTTCCATCTTCTTTTAAACTTGTTATTAGATGAGATGTTCTCTCTAAATTGATTGTTGGTCCTTCAGGGTGACCTAGTTCCCCATATGCTCTATTTTGTTCAACATATTCTTTGTTATAACGCGCGACTTCTTTCTGCATTACTTCTTTAGGATAAATGCGACCATTCTTGTTCTTTACTTCTGTCTGAAGCATAACACCTTCGATAAAGGCATGTTTCTTACCTGTCTTAGGATCCTCTTCGATTAGATAATTTACATCATCTGACCATTGTTCTGATATTAATTTCATATTTACCTCTTATTTATCTCTTGATTGAAAGTAGACTTCTCTTTTCTTCAACGCTTTACCTGACAAGCTGCGTTGTTTGTAGTACTTTAACGCTTTATCGTCAAAATGTTTGACTACACTCCAATCGTTGCTGGCAATGAGACTTTCATCTTTCGCCAATTTATCCATGTCTTTTAGTTTCTGTTTATTGCCCGTCATTGTTACCACTACAGGGTTACCCCCTTTCCTTGGGAAATTCTGAATTACTACTTTTACTCCCATCTTTTTTCCAATTGAATTCCATTTATCTATCTCAGCTCTTCCGTCTATAGTATTGTTAAGTTTTTCAATTTCGTATTCAATTACTTCTTCATGAAGATAAGTTGTTTCCATCATCATTTTGTAACCATGTCCTGGTGATGTCCAACTCATATTTACCTCTTATTCTGTCTATTTTTTATACTTCGACGCAAGTTAGCTTTTTGTGCAGCTGACATATTTGGTGTACCAAATTCGTCTAAATTGTCTTCATCAAAGTGTTTTATTGCTAATGATGGGTCACCGTATGAGGATTTACCTCTAGCAACTGCATCAAAATCTCTTAGTTGTTTTTTAGTACCTGTCATTACTATTAATGAATCATTTCTACCATGATTGAATTTGACTTTCAATTTCATCATTCTACCAGCTGAATTAAATCTATCAATTTCAGGTTTTTGCATTTTCTGAACTCTGTAAGTAAGCATAGCTTCATGAAGTGAATCATCTTCTTTGATAATTGATTCTTCAGCCTTTTCTCTAAACTCTTTCCAAAGACTGACACCTTCGTCAATGTCTTCACCCATGAGTTTAACAAACTGTTCAGCGGACTTCTTAGCTGTATTCATGTCTTTAAATACACCTAGTTCTTCGAATTCTTTTGCTGACTTAGGTTTAACAAACACACGAACTTTATTAGAACCTTTCTTTTCAGAATGATAATGAACTTCTGTAGTTTTAATCTTCGTAGCAGAAAGATGATTTTTCTTCATATCTTGTTTGAAGTTAACTTCGTCTAACTGTGTTCTTAGTTCTGCAAATGTTTTCATTTTTGATAATTCATCAAATTTACCCTTTTGATTTTTAATAATTTTTCTAAATCTTTAGTAAACCCACTTTTCATAGGTTTTGGTGATGAGATTGTTGTAACATCTTTATCTTTGTTACTAACATACGCATCGTGTTTTTTCATCAGTTTTTCAATATCTTTCATTATAGGTTTAATAGCCATTGTAGGCAATCCCATTTTTTCTTCTGATATAGAGTCTTGTAAAGTATATCCTTGGCCAGGTCTTGTCCAACTCATTTTACTATCCTTCTTGTTGTTCGTTATTATTCATCCAATCTAATTGCAGTTCAACTCTTTTCAAATCGATTGCATCTAGTTGTTTGTCTTGCATGACACTTTTAAATGTCTCACCAGCTTCTACATTATTACCGTCAACCACTTGGTCAATGAAATTTCTTGTTTTGTCTGTCATAATTTACTCCTAAAATTCTGGTTCTTCTTCATCACCACCAGCTGCTTTATCGGCTTCGATTTCTTTATCGATATCCCTTATTTCAGCTTCTGATTGTCTAAGAACATTTTTCCTAATCCATGATTGTGAGTAGTATTTACCAACGAATTGGTCTAACTGTTCCAGAGTATTAACTCTTTCTCTCAATATCTCAGCGTCTTTGAGTTCTACGAAATGACCATCTTTTTGAAAGTCATAACTGATATACTCTTTTGATTTTATCCAGTCCTCTTCTGATACAATATTCTTTAATATCAGTTGAGTCCTTAAGACATCATCAAATAACCTAGAAAATTTAAGTCTAAGTCTATCAACGAATCGTGAAAATTTCACTTCATCTCTTGATATTTCAGTCGCTCTACCAATAGCAAACGCTGTTTCTGTCTCTAACCTAGAAATTGGTACATTTAGAGACTTGTACAATTTCTTTTGAAAATATAAAATATCTTCAATCTCACCTAGATTCTGACCACCTGGTAGTGTCGTAATCTCTGTTCCTCGGCCACCTTCTCTACGAGGTAACCAAAAATCTTCTAGCATATTCATATGCTTTCTATCGTCTTTAACTTCACCTGTGTCAGCGTTATACACTAACTTGTTACGATAACTAGTCTGCACTTCTTTCAAGTACTGTTCTGCTCTCGCTTTCGGTAAGTTACCGACATCAATGTAGAAGATTCTCCTTTCTGGCGCTCTTGATATTCTGTAAATAACTAAAGCATCTTCTAACATTCTTAGTTGGTTTACAGACTTCATAGCCTTATGTAAATATCCAACTACAACTTTCTGATTGTAATCAAGTAACCCTGAAGTTACATGAGTTACAGCATCAGGACTTATTCTTACTGTCTGACCTGTGTTATTACCACTCTTGTCAAACCCTTGTTCATTAAAGATATAATACTCTTTAACTTCACCAATGACTTCTACACCAGTTCTTTCGTCTTTCTTCTTATCGACTTCTCTTACTTTTCTAATCTTCTGAGGGTCGATTCCTCTCAATCCAACAATACCTTTTTTAGTATTCTTGCTATCTACCAGTTTATGGTAGTATAATCTCCCATCAACATACCATTTTCTGTATATGTCGTGTGAGAGTTCACGAAATCCTAATAACTCAAGAATTCCGTCGAATTCGGTACGAATTTTATCCTTGATACCATCTGAAAAGTGATTAACTCTATCCAAGTTAATCGCTACAGGAGCATCCAAATCGTTTGAAGACAATGATTCGTTAACAATATCTTCAATCGCGCTATCACATTCAGGTACTAGTGCCATTGTCCTATATCTACCGACTAGGTCAGCTTCAGTTTTTACACCGCCTTCCATGTCAATAAATTGTCCAATAACTCCACCAGTGGAAGCGAATCCACCCATACCTTTATCTTTGCCGATTTCAATAACCGACCCATCATTTTGAGGTGGCACGAAGCTCTGTATGCGAGCTTCGTCTCCCTTCTTCCTCTTTATCTCTATTCCGAAAAGTTCCATACTTATATTTATATCACTTCAAAAGTGTTATTTAAACTACTCTTTCGAAATGTGAATAAGCAAATGTAACATCAGTAGTTGTCAATGCATCACCACCTTCTGTATCTAACTCTATCTGACCTAAAGTTGTAGGCCACATGTTGAAAAATTCATAAGTAGCTAAGACTGCATCGTCTCTACCTAATTGTGTTACGGTCGCTTTATCTACCATATATTCATATCCAGTAGAAGCAAGTGTTGAATCTGCTAATGGTACAATATCTTGCATCCATTGTTCAACAGCTGTTCTAGCTGAAAATTCAGTATCATTGTAGATAGTAACAGCCCAGTCTTCGAAAGTTCTGTCTCCTGCTAGTTTGAAACTCAACCCTTTGTACTTCAACTCTAAAGGTGTAATAGTTTGTCCAGGTAAAGCTGCAGTTTTACATAAAAACTGTATCTTACTTCCTGTTCTAGGTATGAATACCTCAAATCTATTATTCCTTGGTCCTGCACCGATAAGGTTTGCTTTAAATTGGTCTATAGTTGCCATTTTCTACTCCTCCTATTGTGCTGATTCTGCGATTCCAGCAGCACCATAGACTTCTTCGAAATCTACACCGCTCCTTGACGCAACAAAGGTTAAACTTATGAAATTGATACTTCTTGCTGGCTTGATAAAAATCGAAGCTACAAATTGTGAAGAATCAATAACACCTGCAGTATTATTAGATTCGTCGCAGATAACTGAAAAATCATAGATTCCTCGTCTACCTTGAACTTGTCTTAAGAAAGGTTCAATAGCTGCTCTGAAATTAGCTCTTGTAAATGAATCGTTGAATTCAAATAGTTGGAACTTAGCTGCTGTTGAGATCGCTTTCTCTAACACTATAAATAATCTACGAACATTAATTCTTGAGAATGCACTTGCGTCACTCGCCATAAGTGTTTTATCACCGAATAATAATGTTCCTTGACCTGGGAATGTAACAACTGGATTAACTCTAGCTTTATAGAGAGTATCTCTTTGAGCTTTTGTAGGGTTAAACGCTAATTTTGTTACTCCGAATATCTGACCACGGTTGAATCCAGCTGGTGAATACCATGCGTCATTCGTGTAATCAGTTCTAGCACATAAGCTAGCTACTG